TGGGATTGCTGCCACTGCTGATATTCAGCAGAGTTAGGATCTGTGACGAATTCCTCACCTTCAAGTCCCAATTCTGTCTGCATCCGCTGCACATAGGCATATACGTTTTTTGGTTGAATCAACCCCGGAACCTGCGCGGCCTGCTGTAATACCTGTCCCATCAGCCCAAGATTGGAGCGGATCTCTTCCTTCCCGGCAGTCCCAAGCCCGACTGATACCGTGATATTGGCCCGATCTATCCATTCTGTCGGATTGACGGTCACCCACTCATCTTTGAGTTTGAACCGCGTCGGCCAATCCTGATGCTTCATCAGCATCCTATGCATCGACTGGTATAAATCAGATAACCCGGTCTCTGCAAACTCTCTGGCAATAGCCTCGATGCGCTGATTTGCGGCCCCAACGGCCTGCATGAATGCGCCTTTTGTAGACTGCGCCAGCACATCAGCATCAACCCCAGTCGTGCCCTCTCCAACGCCCACCGCACGCTCATGGCGATCATGGAAATACTGGATGATAGGTAACAGTCGTGGCCCAATGTCGTTCACCGGTAGCGGCGCGTAAGCACCAACGACAGGACCATCGTTGGCCACATGTCCGCCAGGCCGGTTGATCTGCAACATCGAATAATCTACCGTGTTTTTGTCGTATACGATGCGTTGATTGTTTCCAAAATAAGCATTGTCCAACAAGGATCGCGTCAAGGCGGTTCCTATGCGCTGTTCCGACTCTGACGCATCAAACAAATCAAGCCCATAATGTTGATGTGGCATCGGGATAGGCGTCCAACTGCACATCTGGATTTCGTCGCAGTCTTCATTCGTCAAAAATCCGTCGCCGTGAACAAGAAAATGCCGCAATTCCGCATAGCCGTCATCGTCAATGTCGATTGAGGTGAAACAATCCAGCATGGTCAGTTCTTTTGTCGCCCAATCAACGCCAGCATCCTGATCCGTTGGAACCTTGCCGGTGGCGCTTCGTGATGGAGCGACAAGTGATGGCGTTGTTGAAAAATCCGTCACATTTTCAACTTCTTCGCGTGAGAATCCCATTTCCATCAACGCGGATCGCGTCATGCGCCGAAGTCTACCAGCAAACTTTGCATTTTTCACCCCACCTCGACAGTCACTCGAAACGATGACTTCATCAGGCGGGACAGGCTCAATGCACAAATGCCCCTTACTCTCTGTGATTTTTACTTTTATATCGATGAACTGCTGCACGCCTGGCGCTGTTCCATGTATTTCCTGCCCAATGACATCAACCGTTCCGCGCTGCTCTAATGATTGCAGCGTCAATACAAGTTGCTCTTGAGTAAGCCCAGTATATTCCTCTATGCAGACCTTTTTTGTTTCCTCCCACCAGTAGATGATATACCCAACTTTCTGCATCAGGCCGTCTTTGAGCCATGTCCCGATAGTCGAATAGCCACTGTTCTGCTTCCACAGTACGTGCGACACATACATGCTTTCCTGTTTGGCAAGATCAACATCTTCAGGGCCAACCGGGTCAAATGTGACCGCTTGCTTTGTCGTGAATATGCGCTTAAGGGACGGCATTATCCATTCAACGGCGTTCTGAAATTCTTTCGTAACAACCTGCGACCTGCCATCGATCTCATTTCCAAGCGGGCGCGCGTAATAGAAATCCATAGCACGCGAACGAATACCGGATAGCGTTACGTGGTCATCCATCGCTGTTTTGTAGCGCTGCTCTACCAGCGCACGTACTTCTTTATCTGACAGCTTGGCCATTGCGGTCCTTATTAGGAAGGGACAACGGTTGCTGTCGCAGCGCTACCGATGCTTGGTAAGCAAGCAAATCACGCACGTGAGACTCAAGCGTATCTAACCGCTCTTTCAGGGCCTGAACCTCATTCATCAGTGCAATGCTCATGATTAATTCACTCCTGCGCTGTATGGCGGCAATCCACGCCTCTTGTTGCGCTCCTTTCTAACATACGTGATAGCACCGCCCATGGTAATCGTGATCGAAGATCCCCTGGCAATAACCGTAAACGCTGGCGGAGCTTGGCTTATCACTGTTCCTGATGTCCCAATGCTAACGGCGGTACAGTACACGCTAGTAATCCGCGACACAGCAGCCGCTAAAGTCTTGCCGATCACATATGGCGTTATTTCTGTTAATGCACCGACAGCAGCTCCGGCAGGGATCCCGCCGTAGTACTTTCCAAAATACCCACCTGAATACAACCCCCGCATCAGGTCAGGTCCAAAGTCATAGAGGTGCGATTCTGGTTTGCATCCACAACTGCGGTCACCCTGTTCTTTGAGTCCGCCACATCTCGAACGTTCACTGTCCCAACTCCTGACACAAGGCCGCTGGTTTTCCCGCCATCCAATGCATTGTGTAACCGCATGGACTGTCTCGCAGTTGTCGCGCCATCCACCACTGTATCCCACACCTGCGTAGCCACCTCTGCAGCTGTCGGCGGCGTGGTCAATCCAGATGTCGGCGCTGTTCCAAAAAGCGCCCATGTCATACCGTCAGTAGGCGTGAATGGCAAAGCAGCGATGGTTGCCACGCCAGTGCCAGTATTGAAACTGCTCACTACGCGAGCCATGCCATTAACAACCAGAGTCTGCCCGCTTATATCACTGGTCGGCGCAGTCGTTCCAAGATCGACGGTTGTAGTGGTGTGCGTGCCAAGCAGTGTGCCGCTTGATGCCACACCCCACACAAGAAACGTTCCGGCGGTTGAAAATGTCGCGTCATACAACAACACGGGCAAAACTTCACATTCCAATCTAACTGTAAGCGCACCAGCGATATGTACGAAAATAACCATCGGACCAAGCGTATTGGTATCAGTGGCATCTAATACTGCGTAATAAATGCCATTACTGATATGTGTCGCGCCACCACTATTCTTGTTCGCTAGTGTTGTGGCACCGCTCTTCCATAACTTGATATCTGTATTGGCAATGGTCAGCGCACCCTCTTCAGTATTGCCATCAGTAGAATCAACGAAATACCCTAATGGCACTTCCTGCGAGGCTGTGGACAAACGTAGTTTAATAGTCACGACATCCCCTGGGCTTTCCGTTGATTCATTGACTTTGCAGCATTACCACCGGCCGCTGACTGAGCGTTAAATAACACAAACACATCACAACCACCAACGGTAGCTGCATTGGTACACGTCCCGGTCTTGCTTCCGGTTGTGCTGAACAATTCGAATTGTGCGAACAAAACAGAGCCATTTGTTGGATTGGCCACATTCCCGGTCGTGATCCCGGTTCCTGATGCAACCGCTGCGGATGCTCCTTTTGTGAACAACCCCGTACCATTGGTGTACTGCATCACTCCATATACGCCGATGATATCAGCAACCGACGATGTCACCGCACTGGATGTAATCGCATTACCAGCTGTAATCGGTCCATAGAACAGATCCAGCACAGGCGTGCCATGGATGACAGTTGTCGTGTTGATATCATCGCGCTCTACCACCTCGCAGCACACAAAAGATGCCGCCACGCTCCCGAAGGTAACGGTAGTAACGCCAGCCCCAGTCGCCGCCCGATACGCTATATAAACTCGCTCCCCGCCAGCACCAGAACCATAGGCCCACGACCATGTCTGTCCGAGATTATCAGTTGGAAGATTAGGATCTCCACCATCCGGCAACATCCAGATTGCAATCAGCGTATTGCCATTGGCAGTAGACGGAATAGTCAGCGCATGACTTGTAACGGATGATCCACTTGCGCTACCAGCTGCATTAACAATGGCCATCAGTAGTACGCCCTGCGAAAATGCCAACGTTGCAACCACTCCTCCATCGCTGTCAGACCAGACGCCTGGATTGCGTCACGCCCCCCCTCCACTGTCAACATTGGATCACCACCCATGGCAACGGAATCAAATACATCAATCGTAGAGCTACTAATGCCAGTGAATGGATAGGTGCCATACAGCGATGGACCATTGGACCCAAAGGCATCAACAACTTTTCCAATGTTCGTAATACCAGTCAATCCATCAATATAGTTTTTAGCATGCGATGCGCTAAAAACATCCCATCCTGCGGCCCGATCCTTAGGACGAAATCCGGCTGTCAATTCCATGAGCGCTGCAAATGCGCGCTTACCAGCAGCATCATCAGTCAATACCAATTCGTTATATCCGGATGGCCATGCAGATGTGATCTTATTCGATGCAATAAATCCACTCGGCACAGACGCATTTACACTATAAATGTCCGCCTGGTTGGTTGAACTATCTCCATTGATGAATGCTCCGCCGCTATTCCTGACGCGGTTTCCTCTGATATAAACCTGTGATCCTGTCGCAAATGCAGGAGATGACTGCCCTAACTGGATGGGCTTGTAGCCGGCAAGAGAATCAGGCCCAGCCACATACAGGTTTTCGACCAGGTTAGTCGAGTTGGCCGTTGCTGTGCTGATGTCAATTTGTGCTTGCTCAACACGCGTCCAATCATTCCAGCTCAACGAATTTGTGCTTGATTTTCCAGCGTTGTAGGCCAAGCAATTTGCCATACTGAACCGCTGACTCTGAACTAGCGGCAACCGATGCGTACCATGCTGCATGATGGTCCGAAGCACAGAGACGCGATCAGAGTTGGGCCCAATAATAAGCGCTGTCGAATGATGATCTCCGTTTGGGTGATTGCTGTCACTGAACGGATTACTGATCATGCACTGCCATAACGTTATATCGGTGTTAGTGCCATATAACTGAAAACACTCATCAAAACTCCCGAAACCAGAGCAGTTCGCCACCACAATGCGCGATCCACTGTTGCTACCAAATCCACCAATCTGATAGGTATCCCCTTGATCAATCGCCAGCGGATAAGTGGCCCAGTTCAGGTATCCGGACCTGTGCCACATGAGCGAATCATTGGCCCACCAATCAACCTGCGCCTGCATTTCAATGAAGCCCGGAGACGGGGCCACTTGACCAGCCCAAGTCGAATACTGTGCACGCTGATCTTTCGGCAACGCCGATTCCGTGTACAGCCCGCTGATAACAGGAATGATTACTTTCGGCCCTGCGGCCTGAAGCGCGTAATTCCTGCTACACGTAAACACTCGCGTACCGACACTGGTTGCTGATCCAACAGCCGTACTCAATGTGTTGATTAGATATACCGTGGTTGATGGCGTGCCAAGGTGCCGCCCACTTCCGAATGGGGATAGCATGGCCAGATCCCCGTGAGCGCCTGGAATCTGTGTCACTCCGCTAGCCGTATTAGTCGGCCATGGGGATGTCCCACCTCCACCAGTTGGCGGAGTCCAGCCAAAAAGTCTAGGCCCTGATAACTGGATAACGGACATCAGGCGCACACCTGTTCATATTTCATCTGGACTGATTCTCGCCCAGATTCTCGCCTGAATTTCTCAGCTGCCACGCACATCAAACCAAACGCATCTGCCGCGTGAGATGCCCAATCATGTTCAGGCCCTAACCCGATACCTCGATGTTCATCTTTCTTTTCGTGATACCAGCCGAGCGCATCAATGCCTGCTGATGTCGAATCCTCGTTGAACCAGATTGATGAAAAATGTCTGCGTGTGATCTCAATGCGAGCCTTGGCAGCCCCCTTTCCTTGATTTGGAATCACTGTGACATGATAACCAGCGGCCTTGAGCGCTGACTCATAGGACACATCATAAACCTTGTCGTTTTGCGATCCGTCATGCGGCAATACAACCTGAGCCTTTCCGGGGCCATAACCTTTTGATCGCATCCATTCCAGATGCGTAGCCAAAGGCTGCCCCACCGCCTCGTAATAATTTAGCGCCAGAATGGATTTACCGACAAACTGCCCGGCCCATATCGACACGGCATCCGCTCTAGCGCCTGTTCCGCCAATGTCAAAAAATAGTCGCGTGGTAAACAATGGATCTGCAGCAACACGGCCTATGCGCCCATGTGATCTCGCCTCTGTGATGAATGATGCGTAGTACGCACCTTCCACAACAGACACGTACGCACCCTCCCAAATATGTTCGTACTGATCTGGTCGCTGATTCATATCGCGCTGACGTTCGCGCTCCAATCGTTCAGGAAACTTAGCGTTGTCGCGCCAATTCAACTCCACAATCTTGATAAGCGGATCATTGGCGAATCTGAATCGTGATTCACACGCGGCGTTCTTACGCTTTGGATTCCACGTCACCCACAACTCTGCGTTCCAGTCCGTACCCTCTTCGCGCAGCGTTGGTCCAAGAATCGACCACGCATCTGCCGTAACTGGCTCTGCTTCATCCACCCAGCAGATTAATATGCGTCCTTTGGACTTTACGCTGTTGATACTGCGGTCAAGCCCGGCAAACGCATAGTTGATGCGACCATCCTTGGAACAAATGTATTTGTCGCCAACTTCATAGTATTCAGCAAGCCAAGGTTCATCTTCTATGGCCCGCTTGATTTCTTCAAGGGATGAATCATTCAATGAGTTCATGTACTGCCTGGCGCACAGCATGATGCCTTTTTCACCAGCCATGCCGAACATGTAACCACGAGCTGCATTCATCTTTGCAAAGCTGCGAGTCTTGGCAGATCCGCGCCCGCCGTAGGCACCGCGAACGTCAGCAGCGCCAAGAAATATTGGTTTTAGTTTGTCCGGCAGCGCAATCTGGACAGTTGTCACATGCTGACCAATTCAATTTTGTGAACGTGCTGCAGTGGATTTTCCGAATCGCCGCTGAGCTTCAGCGCCTCACCATAACGTTGAGGTGCAAGCTTTGACAGTAGCCACTTTCGTGATTCGACTCTCAATCGTGATCGGCTAACGTGATCTGCGTCAACTACAGTATCGATTCGTCCCGAATCTCTCTCTCGCGCCATCCAATCATTCGATCCGTCATCAGAGATTTCCGTTATCTCTTCCGCCCAATGTTCAAGCAAATCAGCGCGCGCAGAGTTGTAACGTAGTAAAAATTCAGGTTTATTTCTTTTCCAGTTGAGCACGGTCCCAGTGCAAGGCATTGAATCATCACGACAAATTTGCCTCAATGACTCGCCATTTGACATGCGCGTGCAAATTTCTTGGACTAATTCCTCTGTGTAATCTGTAGGCCTACCTGCTGGCATTACGCCTTATAACATTTCTCACTTCCATAAATCCAGACTTAAGCGATGACTGTTATCACGCATGCGGTCGCCGTTCACCGCCCCACCCTCAAAATCCAGTATGCAATCGCCAACCAGAATGCAGTTACCGCGCCAATCGTCAACCAGAGAGCCCTCCGGTTCAAATCGGACAACGGCATCATCTCTCCAGACTCATCCTCACCCAACGACTTGTTTTCTCGGTCCATTGGCCACATCCATCTGTGATTTCGCCAGATCCAGTAACGACGCAGCAGATACC